CATGTAAGCGCGTTATGTGGAGCGTGGTTGCTGGTGCCGCCGGGGAAAACGCGGTGGCGCCTATCGCTTCCAAATAGCCAGACGTGCTGTCCACTGCCCACATGACCTGTAAATAGTCACCCGCGCTCACGTCAAACTTAGCCGCACGCGACACCACTTGCGTCGCGTCGTTTTGGTGTAGTGAGTAAACGATGGTATTGTTGGGCGCGTCGGTGCCGTTCAGCCTTGGCCAAAAGTAAAATTTTACCGTGCTAGACGACGTTGAAGATATCTGCGCTGAGAACGTCAGTAGGTATTCGCCCGCATTTTCAAATACGATTTTCGTGGCGTCCGTGCCGTCTAGCGTTATTCCCTCGTTGCCCGTCGGCGCGTCATACTGGATAGCGTATGCAGTGTTTACTGCGGCCGCTATGACGTCCGTTGTGCGGTACAGCGATGCGTGGCCATCCTCTAGGACGATTTGCACAAACGCTCCGTCCTTGGATACGACGGGGTACTTATTAGCGCGATCCCACAAAATAACGCCGTCTTCGGCTGGGCTGTCGGCAGTCGTCTTGAATCCTAGCTTTGCCAGATTGGTCTGCAAATATTGCGTTAGCTGCCGACCCCACTGAGCTAAGTCCGGGCCTATCGGTGGGAGCGACGGACTTGGCATTAGCGCGTCCCTCCAGACACTGCATCAACGCGCATAGTGCCAACGCGCCAATCAGCCAACCTCTCGCCCTCGACACGCATCCTAAATTGGCGTCCTGAGAAACGCACAGACGTTGGGTTAGCAGGAGTAAATGGCCCGTGCGTTGCGTCTGCTTCGTTTGGATAGAAGCGCGTCTTGAACGTCACGCTGACGTCCCCCTGCGTCTTCTCGTCAGGCAGTAGTTTTGTAATCTTGGTTATATTGTCGCCATTTCCAACGCTCATGGGTCCCGTCTCAGCAAACGTCGTGGCGCCGTCAAAGTTTACGCCGACCTCGTGATCATATAAATCGCTGTCTGCGTTATGTCCCGCCAGAATAGGGTATGAAAACACTCCTCCCGGAACGCCTGACGTGCGGGACAGATCGCCGATTAGCCAGTGGTTTTCCTTGTAGTCAAACGCGACATACCGATCAATCTCGGTTGCACTTGACGAGCAGTAGAACCACCAAATCTCGCCGTGCTTGCTATTTGCGACAGACCATATCTTTGATTTCTGGCCTAAGTTTATGTCGCCAAAAACATAGTCGTGGACATCGCAACCTAGCTCAGAAACTGAATTGCCATCAAAGCGGAAGAACCCGCTATCGCCCATCCAGAATACGCCCATGTCGACGTCGGATGCCGCCTTACGCGATATGGCGCCGCACGACGTGCCCACTCTCTGGAAATTGTAGATATACGGCGGCCCTGAGTATCGAGCCGCGTGCGCGTCTATATCTGTCAGGATTAGCGTTTGCCCACGCGTGCGTATGCCTAGCATAATTTGTCCAGACGTTTGCAGCTCCTGAGATCCCGCTTGATTAGTTGTCGACGGCGTCCACACTGTATTGTTCTCAAAATCGCACCACTGCACTTTGCGAGGATTGCCGCCCGCGCCAAGAGCAAACACAAAACGCTCTTCTGTTACGACTATGCCTAGGTTATCTGTAGGGGCGTTTTGAAGTGCCGCTAAGGTTGCAAAATTCTTCAGGCTAACATTATCAATGTAAAATTCTGGGGTGTCTGACCCTGGGTTTGTAAATGTAGACTTGTAAAACATTATTGTGACTGTTCCAGCGTCTGTGATGTCGAAATCATAGCTGTGCGAGCCATTTTGCACTGTTTCGTTTAAATACAAAACTTCACCCGCACCGTCGATATCGACGCCCACCTTAACAACTACACTTTTATTACCAAGGCCGCCAACATCAAAGGTTAAGCGATGCTCTGCCGCGTTTACGCTAATCTCTTGCGTTAATTGTTGCTGGCCGGGGTTTTCGTGTCTTGCTGCGTATGGGTATGTCCCTGTACTAGCAATTGTCCAAAAACCGCCCCCGTTATCCCATGACGTATCTGGTATCGTTGAAAAATCACCGTTCGAAACTAACTCGTCACCTAGCCCCGTTGAGGTTTGCCATTCCAGTATGCGTCCATCATCATAGTGACACGCAAGTAGATATTCGCCCCAGTTATCTAGTGATACTGTGGTTGCTTCTAGCGGTACAGTGTTTTGTGTTATCTGCCTTGGCTGGCCGTATATTCCAGTATTATACGCACCGCCTCCATAACCAACATTGACCGCCGCGTCCTCTCTACCTATCGCCAAATCTAGTGGTGTTAAATCTGTTGTAGTGCCCGCGCCCGTCATAACAATAATTGCGTCATGAGACGCGCCCGCTAACCATGTGTTGGCTGTATTATCTTCCCAGGCGTGCATCCCGCGAACTGGATTTGTGCAAAAAGACGTCTTACGATCTCGCCATCCGCCGATTGGGCGTAATGAATTATCGCGCCAGCGCACGAGAGATCCATCGCGCCAGCGTCCTGCCTGCTCGATGTCCGTACCATTTCGATAAAATCCTGCCGGGATGTCTAGCGGTATCAGTGCCATTGATTGGCGCTCCTTACGAAATAGTGCCGTTCGTTTCTACATTGCCGACAGCTTTAAAATTTCCGTCTGTGTCTATTTCTAGCTTAGCCGTGCCGCCGTATTTAATGATTAACTTGTCCGACGAAACCTCAAACGTCCAATCACCATTTGCGTTATCTAAGGCAAGAGATGTTGCGACAACTTCTCCAGCATCCCCATAAATAACAGCTTTACTATTTACCACTGTTTCAGCCGTTGCGCCATCAAGAAGGTTTAATGGCGTGTTGGCATCATTGCCGTTTACGGCGTCAACGATTTCATCAAGGGCGGTGTTAATTTTATCGCCCCACGCATCAGCATCGCCGCCCGGGACTGGTTTTGTTATGGTAAGTGGCATGTTTTAATCCTTTGTTAAACGCAAGATATCACGCTATGCTGCGTCCGTCCATATTTCGGGTTGGGTAAGCACCTCTGTCCAAATCTCTGCGTCAAGAACGGGCCGCAGCCAGCCGCGCACAATGATGTCTTTGCCCGTGTAGGAATACGAACCAGATAGAGCATCGATGTTCATGGCGATGTTAACTGTAATATCCTGCCCTGTTACAGTATAAGAGCCGTTTGCAGCAACTAGCTTAACACCAACAGAGAATGCCGCATCCTCGCCTGTCAGTGCAAACGAACCTGACGCTAGATCGACATTCATTGCTATGACTGTGCCGATGTCATTGCCAGTTAAAGTAAACGATCCAGCATCAAAACTTTCAGAGATATCAACGTCTATTTCTTGGCCAGTTACTGTGAACGTACCGCTGTCTGCGCCTATGTTATATGCGGCAAACAAGCCAATATCTTGACCAGTGAGCGTGTACGATCCCGCAGTTACAATTTCGCTGATGTCTACATCGATTTCTTGGCCTGTGACGGTAAATGTACCCGCGTCTGCTAGGATACTGACATGCACAATGTACGTCTGATCTTGTCCCGTGACAGTGTAAGACCCTGTCGTAGTCTTTAAGGCATAACCGCGTGTTGACCCTGCGTCCTGACCAGTAAGGGTAAACGTGCCAGCATCCACCGACACGCTCATTATTTTTGTAAAGTCAACCGCGCGACCATCTAGCGTAAATACGCCTGTCGGTGCGACGTCTGTAATTAGCTTGCCTGCACCCTGATAACTTACCGCATAGCTGCCTGCGTCTATTTCAAACGTCAGACCCTGCAATGCGCTTGTTGCGCCTAACGGGGTTGCGGCTATGGGGGTAAAGCCAAGCATGTTTACATCCTATTCAGGTTTTACAGGCCACGTTACGTTCTCAGGAAACCCTGCTTGTGCTGGTATATCCCGCAATGCCTGACGGTAATCCGTTTCAGCTTGGGTCATTGTGCGGTCACTTACAGCCCACCAATCGGTTTCTGCTAGATAGCTGTCGCGCCTTTGTCTAATTTCTTCTGCTGTCGGCGGGGTTGAAGCAACCATTACGTCAAGCTGTTCTTGTGTGATTTCCGTTTCCACACCATCTACCAAAATAATAGCCATTATAAATCAATCCCCCATAATGCATATGTACCACCAGAACCCCAGTTTACCGCAGTTCCGCTTGCCTCACAGTAAATATAAAAACTGTTATTCACTTCACTTGCTCTCCTTTGCGATATACCATGAACACCGCGATTTATTGAATTGAAATACATGTTAAGAGCAGTATAATTTACAGTTGTTGGGAAACTAGATGTTTGCGGATGATAAATCCAGATGCCAGCGCTGAACCTTCCAGTGTAACTGTCAGCGCGATAAAGGTCTTCTTCCAATAGAAATGACGTTATATTCGACTGTGTGGTTGTGCTACTACCTTTCCAAAAATGAGACAGATAATTGTTGTCTGTGATAGCAGTTCCGCTTGAGTTTGTTAACCTAGCTCTTACCTGACATATTGAGGTGCTAACATGTCTTAAATCATGCAAGTGAAGAAAATATGCATGATACCCACCTGTTAAACTAAAACTATAAGTAGAACCGCCACTAAGGCTTGTATAATCTGTAATAAGCTGTGTGGCACCGCCCGCAGCCGCACCAATCGTTGCGGTTGTCGTGCTGTCTAAACTTGCAATATTTTGCAACTGCAAGCTGTTGTTTATGACGGTTGAGCCGCCTACCTGTATAGCCATCTTCGTGTCCTTTCACTATTAGCCATTAAGTTGTTTCTTCAAAGCGTCGATTTGCTCTTGCTGTTCTTTGATTGCTTCGATCAAAATAGATGTTAGCGCAGAATAATTTACCGTGAGGTGGCTTTCGTTGTTCTTCAACCCTTCAACACTCAAAACTGCTTCTGGCATAACTTTCATAACATCTTGCGCAATAACCCCTGCGCTAGACTGACCGTCCCGCTTCCAATCAAATGTAACACCGCGAAGCTGATGCAGCTTACTCAATGCACCATCCACAATCTTTATGTTATCTTTTAGGTTTTCGTCTGACGAAATCGTTGTTGAGTTAGTAACTACGTTTCCGTCTGCATGAAGATTTCCTGAACTATCAAATCTAAATTCTTCAAGACCACCAAAGTAAAACGCTACTTTTGTATTAGTTGACTGAATGTAGTTTGATGTGCTGTTCCCCATAAGTGTGACTTCGCCACGCAAATCACTTTCGATACTGAAAGTTGTGCCCGATAAGTCTAAACCTGTCCCCGCTGAATACGTTGTATTTGTGTTTACAACAGTCTCAGTCGCAGATGTAATACCTGTGATGTGACCATAAGTGTCTAGCGTAATGTCTTGGATATAAGTACGACCAGAGTTGTTCACAGATGCTTGTGAAGATGTATCTGCGTGGCTAATAGTTACTGTACCTGATGTACCACCACCAGTAAGACCAGACCCAGCAGTAACACCTTGAATGTCACCTGTTGCACCTGTTGTAATAGCTGTGACGTGGCCTAAAGCATCAACAGTAATCTGGTCAATCTTTGTACCGTCTGCTGTTGAACCGTATGTACCAGACAGAGTAGAGGTATCAGAGTGACTGAAAGTAGTGCTACTTAATGATAACCCTGTCCCAGCAGAATAAGTAGTATTAGTGTCTGTAGGCGTTGCCCAAGTGAATGTGCCATCACCGTCAGAGCGCAAAAACTGTGATGTTGTACCGTTACCTGTTACGTTTAGCTCAGACGCGCCAACCGCATTTGCTGCAATCTCTGCCGCACCTACGCTATCAGATGCTAGAGAAACTGAAATTGACGTTGTTCCCGATCCGCTTGCATCTCCCGACAGCGTAATTGTCTGGTTGCCCGTCAAGAATGCACTTGCGTGACTACCGTCTAGCGTATCTGCGTCTAAGCCTGAACCTGAACCGTCTACTGTCTTGATCGCTGTTAGGATTTCACTGGCGGTCTGATCCGCCGTAGCATTACTCTCAATCCCGTTCAGCTTTGTGTGATCCGCGTCCGTAAATACGTTACTGTCTGTTGCGCTCTCTACTAGCGCCCTGATCTCTGATGCGGTCTGATCCGCTGTGGCACCGCTTTCGATGCCGTTTAGCTTCGTGTGGTCAGCATCAGTAAATACGTTACTGTCTGTCGCGCTTTCGACCAATGTGCGTATCTCTGCTGCTGTTTGATCCGCTGTAGCACCGCTTTCGATGCCATCTAGCTTTGTGCCATCCGCAGCGACATCGCGCCCGTCTACCGTGCCAGTGACAGCAATATTGCCTGTTACCGTCGCACCCGTTGACGTAGGCTCAACCTTAGTAGACCCTTCGTGCTGCAAGCGATTAAGGTCATCAGCAACCGCCGTGATAGATACGGTTGCCGCCCCACTCAAGCTGATAGCTGCGTTTGAGTTACTGCTTTCTGTCGGGCTGCGTGTTAGTGATGTGCCAGTTGCGCTATAAGTACCCGTGCCAATCTCAAAATTGCCACCTTCCTCAATAACGTATTGAACGACATCACCATCAGAAACACCCGCATCTGCGAATGATTGGTAGCCCACAGACGCACTATCAAGTGTGACCGTGCCGCTTCCAGTAGTGGATGTCGTCATCTTGGCCCTGTTAAAAAGTTTAGCCATGATGACCCTCCATTATGCCATTGTCAGGATGCCGTTTGTCCCGATGTCGATTGTGAATGTGTCACCATCGTTCAAGGTCAAGGATGTCCCATAGTCGTAATATCCGATCACAGGATCGGCTGGTGATGTCGGTGTATCGTTGTAGATCACAACATAGCGAAACGCTGCCACTGATCCACCTGATGCAGTTAGCGTCAGGTCATCCGCAGATAGCTTGTATGTGCCTGATGTCTGTGTGCTAGTGACGTTCGCCAATGTGCGTGAAGATAGGTTTGTGTATGCGATCTCTGTGATGTTCGCCAAAACGCCGTTGCCGTCCGCTGTTACATCTGTTCCCGCTGTTGGATCAGTGTTAGACAATGCAACCGCCAACGTGTCTGCGTCTAAATCCATCGCGTTCGCCATATTTTTGACGAAATCATTTACCTTCGTAAAACTTGCCATCAGAAGCTCCTAATTCTTATGCGATGGGCTGCGCCGCTCGCCTTGGCTTTATCATCTTCAAGATTTATAGCATCTATTGCGTTTTTATACAACGACGCCCAGATTTGCGCACGCTGATCTTCTCCCAGGTATGGGGCTGCGTGCATCAGACTACCGTAAAGGTATGCATCTGAATTGTATTGTAACATCCAGTTGGTTGTGATGGATGTAGATAGTGACGGGATCCGCTTATAATACAGGATTTCCATAGTGTAGTTTTGATCTGGCGTCGGGTATACCTCAAAAGCGCCATCCACAATTGCGTAGTAGGCTGGCTTTTTAGCCGTATCGTCTGCCGACCTACGATCCATCAAATCGCCCTGTGTAATCATCTCTAAGCGCGTCACAGCCGGCGCTGTAATCATAACGCGCTGCGCCTCAATAAAGTCTGTAGGCAGCGCGGTGTAGCGCGTATCCAGTGTTGCTACAACGCGGTCCTCCATGCGCCAGTGACGCACCTTGCGGTTCATGTCTGTCTCAGACAGCGAAATAAACGTCGGTATAACAGACGTCAGATCATCACGGTTGAGAAAATCCGCGATCGAGGATTTCAGTTCGTCGTAGGTCGTAATGCTCACAGCTTGCCCGCCCTTGTTCTAAATACCTGGTTGTCGCTATCGTTCAACCACTTCTTCAAGGCCAC